CAAGGATCTTGGTGATGCGTGTGCCTGTGGTCTGGCCAGCCGTAGCCCCAGTGACGGTTGTGACGGCTGACTTGTTGAACAGCGTGAAGGCATCGGTGCATTGAATATCTACATAACCAAATTCTTCATTAGTCGGGTAGGTGTAGTTATAGGCCAGCGTGTAGCCAGCAAATAGCGGATAGGTGACTGCGTTATAAGTACCGGCCACAACCAACTTGCGAAGGGGCTGCAATAACCCAAAGTAAGGCGATGCCGGGTTCTGAGGATTCCAGTCACCGTTGGGGTCGATGACTCGCACCGTGGCTGTGCCGGGGTTGAACTTATCTTGCGTAAGGTCTCGGCCACGCCGAATGTTGATGCTGAGTGTCTGGCTGGTGAGATCGACTACTTGGGAGGACGTACCACCAGCACCCATAACCCCAAGACCTAATTGGCTAATGCCGATGAGGAATGGAGGGTCAAAGGATGGCCCACTTGTGAAGTCGAATGAGACCGTAAGTTGGATGGGGTAGGTCATATTGCTACGTTGCCTGTTGTCCTATACCAGCCGGATGTCGAATAGCCGATGGCCGACATTTCAATCACAGCATCGACCACATCTTTCTTGGCTTGTGCATCTAGGCCACCTGTGCCTGAAACGTACACATTGACCGTGCTTTCGACTTTTGGTGCTGGAATTTCGCCATCTATTACATTCTCGGTGCTTGTGTAAGGCATCACTAATTGCTGTTTGGCCAAAGGTGAATCAATGAGTGGCTGTTGGCCAGATACAGTTCCCTGAGGCGTAATCGGTGAAACTGGTGCGCCTATTGAACCCATGCCGGCACGGATACGAGCAATGCTATCTTCCCACGCCTGAAACGGATTAGCCAACTTGAGGGCTTGAAGTGAGGCCAATTCGCGCTGAGATTGCGCCAACTGGTCTGCCAATTTCTCGGCTTTGCTGGCATTCTCGTTGATGAGTGCCTTCTTGAGTTCCAGCCTCAGAATCTCATTGCGATCAAGCGACTCATTCTTGAGCGCGGCTGCAATGCTGATGCGCTCGTCATCAAACATCTCACCAGCCTTTTTGAGTTTCTGCTGCTTGGTAAGTTCATCGGTGGTCTGCTTCTCGATCTTGAGGTTTCTTGATCGAAGCATTCCTTGCTCTTTGGCGATAGCCCGAGAGATCATCTGTTGCTTGCGGAGTTCTTTCGCTGATTCTTTTGCCCCTAATTGCTGGAATAACTCAATGCCTTGAAGGGCAGGAAATAGGGTCGTAAGCAATCCCTTGGCGAATCCAGCACCAGAAGTCTCGCCGGTCATCGGCAATTTCTTGTACAGGGCCACGACACTAGCCATGCCGAGGGCAACGTTGCCTACATAGGTAGCCACGTCTTCAAAGGACTCGGCGAGGGCTGGCACTCCCTTATCCTCATCAAGAAGCATGGTGACGGACTTGACCAACTTCTCGCCAAGGATCTCTTGAGCATCCTCCGCAGCAGCCGTCAAGATAGCCAACTGTCCAGCGTATGTTCCGGCTGCTCTGGCGGCTTGACCAGAGAATCGCTTCGTAAGGTCAGCCGTAATCTCGCTAAAACTTTTGCTTGCGAGATCGGCCTTGCTCAAACCGATATTGAGGCGCGTGAGGCTGGTATTAGTGCCAAGGTAAGCGCGGCTCAATCCCTGAACTACGCTGCCAAGGCTTTTGCCCTCGCCAGCCGATATATCGAGTGCGAGATTGAGCAGTTCTTGACTTTGAGCAAGATTCTGGGTGCTGGTCAGCAACTGCTGCAAAGCCGGACGAAGTTCACCGTCTGCAATGCCAGTCGCATACTGCAATGAGCGAATGTAATCTTCTACCGGGCGCACGTCATAAGCGATGCCAAGGTTTTGCAGATTGCGAGCCAAAGCCTGAACAGCCTTATCTTCAGCAATAAAGGCGCGGATGGATTGCCGGGTAAGGCGCGTGATCTGCCTTGCTCCAAAGGTCGCGGCAAGTGCAGCACCTAAACGCTTGGTGCTTTTTTCAAGAGTCGAGATCTGCCGTTCAGCCTGCTTGAACCCAGTCTTCTTGAAAGTCGATGTAATGGGTATGTTGATCATGCGGCTAGTCCATAACTCTTGCTGGTAGTAACTTTGTATTTCTCAACGGCTGTTTTGATAGCGTTCAAGACTCGATCTTGGGTCTTGCCTTGTTGGGCGGCAAGGGCTGCGTACATGATGCGGCCGCGCTTATTTTTGGCTATTGAACCGACTCTTTGCAGACTGCCAATCTCTTGATTCAAGGATCGAATAAAGTGTTCTCCGGCCCCAGGATTGGCTGAGTGACTTTGCTTCCGATTGCCATAAAGGCGGTCTTCCTTAGGGCCTACCCACGGCTGACCTTGTGGATTCTTTGTGCCAGCAGTTTCAGCAATAGCACCGGCAGCAGTTTTGTTGAGTAAAGCGTAAAGGACTACGAAGCCAGACCGATTGGGGCGTGAGGATCTGGTCGTATATTGCAGACCACGTTTGACCACAGATGCGCTGTATTTTGGAAAGTTCTGTTGCCCTAAAAACTTGTTTGGCTCGCCCCATTGGCGCAGCCCAGATATGGTGGTCGGCACTCTCGTCTTGGCATCCGTTACCACTTCCTGCATTGCAGATCTGATTTCTTTGTTCATTTCTGCATAAAGGTCTGGCGTGAATTTGCGCAACGCTTTGAGGGTCTCAAGACCGCCTTCGAGAGCGACTGCCATTCTTCACCGCCTTTCCCTTTTCGTTCAAGTAGGCGAGGATGGCGCGAAACATGCGCTCATCCATCGCCAGCCATTCGCTTGGTGGGATTCCGGTCTCAACGCTAAGTTGGGCGATTAGGTAAGTGACCGAATCCCGGTCTATTTTGGGAAACTGTCCTCGACTACTTCCACGCTGTCGAGCGTTGCAACGAAGTCCATCCCAAAGGGCTTGACGGTCGTGCCGGATCGTCGAAGGCACTCCCACGCCAGCCAGTAGAGATCGCTCTGTTGCTCACGATCACGAAAGGCCTTATGAAAGCCAATCTTGTGATGTTGCTCGAAAGCAAACTCTACGGCTGGAGTGATTCTATGTTCAGTTGTACTTCCGTCCGTTAGGACAATTTTGAGGCTCGCCATGTCTTGCTCCTTAGAATGTGCCGGTATCAGCCACGGTGACTGCGCTATTGACGGTGAATGTTACATCCTGTGAGGACAGATCGCCGGTAGCACCGTTGATCGGGGTCAGGTTATTGACCAGAATGTCGAAGGTGTACAACTTATTGCCGTCTGCAACTGCTGAGCCAGCATCTTGGATCAACTTCACGCCCACGGTTGCGCCGTAGTTGCTAAGAAGTTCATCAAGGATTTCATTGCTGGCTGGGTCATTGAGGAATGAAAGCGTGAGGGTTGCGGTCTCAAGACCTTTGACGTATTGACGTGCGGTGTCTCCCATGGCCGTAACTTCGAGTTCCTCGAATGCCATGTTGAGTGTTGCGGCGGTGACGAGATCGCTGAAATCCACAGTATCGATCTTGACCCCTACCTTGTTATTCAGCGTGATCGCCATTGGGTTCTTCCTTCTTCTTGGGTTTTGCTACTGCTTTGGGTTTTTCGATCTGGCCAATCTTGACCAGAAATCTAGTGCGCTTGTCCATGTCTAACTCCAACTCGATAGGATAGAAACTCGCACATCGCAGGCTAGGAAATCGCCCGATGAGGCGTTCATGACTGCCGGTGACGAGACTTCGCCTATGGTGTACTTGACTGTTGAGGCTGATAACTTGCTGAACAGTTCGAGAATGTAATCCTCCATGCCGTTCAGATTGCCTTGATTGTCGAATAAAGGCTTTATGAGGGTAATCTTGAAATTGACCAAAGGCGCAACGGTGATGTAGCCGTCATTGCTCGGCACGATATACGGATCATCCGGGCTAATTACGCATGAGTTGGCAATCGGTGTGGCCGGAGGAAAGGAATACACAGACCACACCGATGCGCTAGTTAGTGCGGTTGCTAACGTTCCTCGCAGGGTTGTGATCGCGCTCATCCTACGAGACCGCCGGGGTGAAGATAATCAGCGATGAGGCCACGGACTCGGGCCATGAGCGTGTTGCCCATTCGATAGGGTGAAGGTTGAAAGTCTGGACTTATACCACCGGTGGCCGACATTTGCCGGGCTTGCCATATATCAACTGCAACCATCATGGCTGCTTCACGGACTTGTGGCAGGGTAGCGTAATCGATGCTAGTAGATCCAAAGACTCGGCCATAAGGCGCAATGCTGTGCTTTTCGCGAGTCGTAATCTGGGCATTGACGAATTCTAGGTAGTGCTCGCCATTATTCTTGACGGCTGTAATGGTCTTGCTGCCGTTGTAGTGCTGGCGCACGTTTTCGATGGTGACCACATCGCCGACCACGAATTGCTGAACATTCTCGGCAATGTAGATGCGGCCAGTTGTGTCTTGGGCTGAGATAGCCACAACGGTCTGCTCGTTGAACCACAACTTCTCTTTGAGTAGGTTCTCGGCTGACTGGCAGACTTCTTCAACTACTGCATCGGTGTAGAGAGTGCCAATGCCAAGGTTGGTGCGCAACTCGGCAACTGTGACGTATGTTGCTGGCATTTTGATCCTCTCTGTTAGGGGTGACCCCGGACGAGCCTCGAACCGGGGTCACGATTACTGAATGGGTTATGCAACCATCCACTTGTATGCACCAGCGGCTACTTTGGTCGCAATTGCGCCATAGCCATAAAGTGCTACATTGACTGAACCGGTTGAGATCACGTTGGACTCAAGACGGAAAGTGCCGGACTCATACCATGTGTATGACTCTGGATTGATAACGACAATCGTGCCGTCTCCAGTTCCGGAAAGTGAGCGTGAGACGTACAGGTTCAAGCCATGAACGTTTCCACGGACACCTGTTGGAGTCAGGTTACCAGAAGCGTTCTGTGGGTTGATTGTCTGAACGTACACAGGACGGTTTGAGCCATCGATGAGGCCCATGATTGCGCCCCATTGCTCTGGTGAGACAACTACGTTGGTCGCAAAGCCAAGCGTGTTGGAGTAGACCGAAACGGCTGCATCGCTGATGAAGTCGAGAAGGTTTGCTGCGGACATGGTGCGGTTTCCACCATCGGTCGCACCGGCAACGACTGCCGTACCGACTGCTGCGTTTGTTGCCTTTGCGTATGCAAACTGCATCTGACGTGCGAGTTCAGCAAAGAATGCAGGAGAACTGCGATCGAGCAACTCAACAGAGAAGGTCTGCTGTCCAGCGTACTTCTTGACGGTAACGCTGAGGAATGAGACGTTCTGATCGGTGTCGGATGGTGCTGCGCCTTCTGCGGTCTCGGCCACAGTTGGTGCTTGGGTGAGTTTCGGAATCTCGAAGGTCATACCAGCATCAGGCAATGTGCCACGGCTGATCGCATCGATGAACGGACGGTCAGCGTTGCTGAGTGGGTTGATGACTTCCGACAACTGACGTGTTGGGATCAAGCCAGCGTTGTCGGTTGTGTCTGCTGCTGCTGCGAGCCATTGACGAGCAGAATCATCGCCCATCGATGCACGGACGGTGTTCTCAAGGTATGCACCCGGAGTAACGTCAATGCGTGGCTTCGCGTATGCAACGGCAGCGGTGATTGTTGGACGAGAGGCCTCTACTGGAGTTTCGACTGCCTCAGGCGCAACGGTCTCAGGGGTGGTGTTCTCCACTTGAGATGCCTCGCTTTCATTGTTGTTTTCTTCAACTACATCCACCTCGGATGCAGCAACCTCAAGCACCTCAGCCGACTTGAATGCCGGATTCGATACCAGAGAAACTTCCTCAAGTCGTGCGCTGATAATTTCTAACGTGTTACCGACTTGTTTGCTGTCGAGTACTTCGACACCTACCGAAAGACCAGAGCGCAGATCTTCGGATGCCTCGATCAACGCATCGTTGCCACGGCTAGTGGCAGATACCTTGAAGGTCGCATAAAGAGCATCGTCTTGCGCCATGATCGACTGAGCGCGGCCGAGTGGCTTCTTGGAGTCATGCTCAAGCAGAAACTTGACCTTCTTTGCATCATCCCATTGGACAGAGCCAGAGCGAAACTTGACCCGGCCAACATTGGTGTAACCAATCTCGTTGTTGAATGGCAAAATCTTGCCAGAGATAAGGCGGCGGCCTTCATCGGCCTGTATATCGGTTGCTGTGAAGGTTAGTTTCATGCTGCTCCGTTGGGTGATAGATCTTCCATCTGTTGTGCTTGCTCGACCGTGATGAGACCGAGCGAGATCATCTTCTCAATTGCCGTCAGGCGTGTGATTGTGTCTGCCCTTAGGAAAGTATCATCAACGGCAAAGCGGACATAGTTCTGCGTGTTCGTAATATCGTCCATGCTAAGTCGTGACTCAACTGCCGTGATGAATGGCTGCAAAGCAAGGCTGATGAGTTGCTTGCGCTCGTCTTGGAC